AATATAAGATATGTGAAAGTGAGGGGTAAAATTGGTATAGTCCGAGGAGGTGGAACTATGATAAAAATACTAAAGATGATCTTTAATTTTATTTTTAGAAAAGTATCACACAAAAACAAAATACAAATCAAAGACAATAATAAAATCATCTTTATCAAAGATTATCTAAAATAAAAATAGAAAAGGAATATAACATGATAAAAGAATACCGTGATATAATATTTGAATCTGCAGCAGTTAACAAACTGAACAAAGACATTAAAAATAATCCTGAAGTGAACTTCAAGATAGTTGGATACAATGTCATTCCACAAAAGTTTGGACCAGACTGTACATACATTCTTGTAGATTGGGAAAAAGAAATACTAGAAGATCCTGCAACAAAAGTTTCTACAATTCCAGAATCAGAAGTAAAAACAGACACAGATCCAGAGGTTTCAGAATTCGTCTCGAAACGTTTTAACTTTCCAGATGATCGTTAATGTTTTTTAAAATGAGAATAAAAGCTATTGTTTTCTCACAAAAAAAGAATTATTATGATAGCATGGATTTCTTGTATGAGAGGGGATAGGTCACTGACCTGTCCCTTTTAGTATTGAGAAAGGAGGTTTGAGATGTATAACAAACCTATCAGACCAACCTTGAAGTCTAAGAAGTGGGAGAAGTTCCGTGACAGGATAATGCGCAAGCATGATTACCTTTGTCAAGAAAGTTTGCGTTACGGTATTTCTACTCAAGCAGAAATGGTCCATCATATTTTTCCTGTGTCAGAATATCCTGAACTTGAATTCGTTGAATGGAATTGTTTGCCATTGACAAACAAAAAACATAACACGTTTCATGATAGAGTTAATGACAAAGTAATTAACCAGGGATTATATTGGCAGAAAAAACGAAAAAAAGATTTTGAGGATTTTTTTAAAAAATCAAAAAATGAAATTTTGTAAAAATCGAATTTTTAAAATTTTCGATTTTTTATTTTTACCCCCCCACCTAAAAAAAATATTTTTTGGGCTGTTGGGTACCGGTGAAGGGAACTGTTTCCAAGTCGGGGCACCTCAGTCAAAAAGGGGATAAAAACTAAGCAATTTTGGCAGAAGGAGGTAGTTTTTGGCTAAACCAATTACAGCAAAGTCGATTAAGTCAAAAGTGGTCAAACAGATGAAAGATTTAGGAACTTATCGTAAAGAGTTTGAAATGATCATTGACATCTTCGCGGGCATGCTATATCAGTATCAGAAACTTGCTCAAGATTATGCTGATATGGGTTATCCAGTAACAGATACCTATGTCAATAAAGCTGGAGCAGAGAACGAACGTAAAGTTCCAATCTTGACAGCGATGGAAATTTTGAGGAAAGACATTCTCAGCTATTCCAATCAGCTAATGATGAATCCGAAGTCGCTCGGTGAAGTAGTCGAGCAAGAGGGAGAGTCAGTTCTTACTGAGGTCTTGAAGTTCAAAAATGAAATCAAGAAGAAGAGAGTGACTGGAAATGGGCAATCTTAATAAAGCGAAAGAGTATGCTCAGTATGTTATTTCTCACAAAGACGAACATTGTGAAGAAAACATTCTTGCAGCTGAAAGGTTCATTCGTGACCTTGATAATCCTGAGTTTGAAATGGATGAGGAAATCGTTGATTTCGTTGTCCACTTTATCGAGAACACGATAGTCCATCAGCAAGGTGATGATATGTTTGCGGTGTCAATCCGTAACAAACCATTACTTTTACAACCGTGGCAACATTTCGTAGTTGTAAACCTGTTTGGCTTTTACTACAAAGGCACAAATGAGCGTAGATTCAAAGAAGCGCTTATCATGCTCGCTCGTAAGAACGGGAAAACATCATTTACTGCTGCAATCGCTCTTGCTTATCAGGTGCTAGATACAGATAGCGGTTCAAAATGCTACATCGTTGCAAACTCAGTCAAGCAAGCGATGGAAGCATTCGGTTTCTTGAAGTTCAATGTGGACAGATGGAATGACAAGAACATTCGTATCAAGGACAATAACCAGGAACATTCCATCAGCGCTAACTTTGGTGATGAAGGTTCTTTCTTCATTCAGGCACTAGCCAACGATGAGAGTCGTCTGGACTCTTTGAACGGAAACGTTATTATCTTGGATGAAGCTCACACGATGAGGAACAGTAAGAAATACGGACTTATGAAGAAAACAATGTCAGCATACCGAAACAGTATGCTTTTTGTTATCTCTACGGCTGGGGATATTCCTACTGGTTTCCTTGCCAATCGTTTGAAATACTGTCAAAAGGTTCTCAAGCAATTGGTCAAGGATGATTCCTTATTCATGTTTATCTGCAAAGCTGACCAAAACACAGATGGCGATGTAGGAGATTACCTGGATGAGAACGTTCTAAAAAAAGCTAACCCTTCATGGGGTGTGACGGTATCGCTCAAGGCTCTGAAAGAAGAAGCAGAACAAGCTATGAATGATCCACAGACAAGAAATGAGTTTTTCAACAAGACCTTGAATGTCTTCACAAACTCTATGAATGCTTATTTCAATCCTGATGAATTCATTGCTTCAGATAGTCAATACGATTGGACATTGGAAGAACTGGCACGCTTGCCTATTCAGTGGTATGGTGGAGCTGACTTGTCAAGATTGCATGACTTGACCGCGGCTGCTCTCTATGGTGTCTATCATGATGGTGAGAAAGATGTTGATATCTGCATCACACACGCCTTCTTTCCTCGTGTTAATGCTCAAAAGAAAGCCAATGACGATGGCATTCCACTCTTTGGGTGGCAATCAGATGGATGGCTGACCATGAGCAACACTCCGACCGTCCTCTATGATGATATAGTTAAATGGTTCATCAAGATGAGGGAGAAAGGGTTCAAGATTGCTGCTGTCGGAATGGATAGGAAGTTTGGTCGTGAGTTTCTAACAAAGATGAAACAAGCTCGGTTTAAGATGATTGACCAACCCCAACTTTTTTGGCTGAAATCAGAGGGCTTCAGACGGATTGAGTTCAAGGTTAAGAATAAAGAATTTTATTATCTTCACTCAGATGCTTACGAATATTGTGTAAGTAATGTTAGAGCTATCGAGAAAGTGGACGATGCTGTGCAATATGAAAAATTAGACGGTGACGGTGGTACTGCAAGAATTGACTTGTTTGATGCCAGCGTTTTTGCTTGTATCCAAGCTCTGGCAAATCTTGGTAAGAACCAGGATGTCATGAGCTTCTTCAAGTAGAGGGAAAGGAGGTGAGAAAATGGGGCTTTTAGATAGGATTTTGAAACGAGGTAAAACTCAAAGTGGCACAAATGTTATCACTCATTCAGACTTTGGTTTATTTCTGGACGGTGACGGCTACGTTCCTTTGGCTCGCAATCCTGATGTGATTGCAGCAGTCAACAAGGTGGCTGACATGGTATCTAACATGACCATTCACTTGATGGAAAATACCGACAAAGGTGACATCCGAATTAAAGACGGACTAGCTAGAAAAATTGATATCAATCCATGCGACAATATGACTCGTAAGACTTGGATTTTCAAGATTGTGCGTGACCTATTATTGTTTGGTGATGGAAATTCGGTTCTTCATGTTGAGTATGATCCTGTGAATGATTACATTTTGAGCTTGAGACCATTCGCGATGAGTGAGGTTTCTTTCAGAAGTGACGATAACGGGTATGTCGTGAATTATCGTGGTACTGATTACAACCCAAGCGAAATCGTACACTTTGCAATCAATCCAGATCCAGATAATCCATTTGTCGGTACTGGGTATAGGCTTGCTCTGAGAGATATCGTTAGGAACTTAAATCTTGCTACTCAAATCAAAAAAGGGTTCATGAGTGGAAAGAACGTTCCAAGTCTGATTGTGAAAGTTGACTCTTCTAGTGGAGACTTAGCAACTCAAGAAGGTCGTGACTTGGTCGCTAAGAAATATCTTAGCACTAGCCAATCTGGTGAACCGTGGATTATCCCCGATGCACTCATGAGTGTTGAACAGGTTAAACCACTCAGCTTGAAAGACATCGCTATCAATGAATCTGTTGAAATTGACAAGAAAACAGTTGCTGGACTTTTGGGAGTTCCAGCTTTTATTTTAGGAGTTGGAAGCTTCAACAAAGAAGAATACAACAACTTTGTCAATACAACGGTAATGAGCATTGCTACGACAATCACTCAGACATTGACTAGAGACTTACTAGTTTCAAACAATCGGTATTTCAAGCTTAACGCTCGCTCGCTATATTCTTACGATATTACAGAATTGTCATCAGTAGCACAACAGATGACTAATAGCATGGCAATGCGTAGAAACGAGTGGAGAGACTGGTTAGGAATGCCACCTGATCCTGATATGGATGAGCTCCTTGCTCTTGAAAACTATATCCCACAAGATAAACTTGGGGACCAGAAAAAGTTGAAAGGAGGTGAGGAAGAAGATGAACAAACGCAATAGTTATCGCACCGCTCAATTCAAAACACGAGAAGAAACAGAAACTGGTGATTTGATTTTGAGTGGGTACTTTATCAAGTTCGATGAAGTTACTGAATTATGGCCAGGTTACTTTGAAGTGATTAAGCGTGAAGGTGTTGAAAAAGCAATCCAAAACGCTGACATCAGGGCATTGTTTAACCATGATGATAGTTTAGTGCTTGGTCGTACTGGAAATGGAACGGTTACTTTAGGTGTTGATGAAATAGGACTTTTCGGAGACATCATCATCAATAAAGAAGACCCGCAAGCTATCGGAGCATATGCTCGTGTTCAACGTGGAGATGTGGTTGGTTGTAGCTTTGGCTTTATCCCAATTAAAATCAACACAGAAGAACGTGATGATGGTTCGTACCTGGACACTATCTTAGAATTAGAAATCTTTGAAGTGAGTCCATGTACTTTCCCAGCATATCCACAAACTGAAATTGCTGCACGACAGAAAGACTTTGAAAGTCAACAGCGTGCCAATCGTGAAGCGCTAGACAAGCGCAAGAAAGAAATTAAGGAGAAATTTAATCTATGCACAAATCATTGATTTTAGGCGCTCGCATGCGCAACAAAGCAGACAAGGTAGTAGAGCTTGAACAATCAATCGAAGAATTGAACAAACGCTCTGAACTTGAAGCTGCTAAATTAGAACAAGCTGGAACCGAAGAAGAAGTTTCAGATGTTGAAAAGAACCTTGAAGAAATCCAAAAAGAATTGGACGAAAAGGAAGAAGAAAAAGCACAACTTGAAAAAGAAATTGAAGATCTAAAAAAACAAGTTGAAGAACTAAATCGCAAAGCACCAACTTACCCAGGTAAGGAAGAACAACGTGGAGGACAAAAATTGGAACAACGTGATGCAATTGCTAAATACATTCGCTCTGGTCAAACTCGTGACATCGTAGGATTGAAAACTACTGATTCAGGGAGCGCAGCTCTAATCCCTACCGAAGTGTTGAAACCACACTTTGTAAACAAAACACGCAACCCACTTTTGGACCTTGTCAGCCGTGTACAAGTAAACAGTGGAACTGGTAAATATCCTGTCATCAAAAAGACAGATAACAAAATGGTTTCAACTGATGAATTAAAAACTAATCCAGAACTTGCAAAACCAAACATCACCGAAGTTGACTACTCAATCAAGACATATCGTGGATACATTCCAGTATCACAGGAAATGATTGATGATGCAGACTATGACATCATGGCAATCGTTGGAGATGAAGTGGCAAACCAAGGTGAAAACACCGAGCTTTCATTGGTAGCAGCAGTCCTAAAAACAGCTACTCCAGCCGATGCAACTGGATTTGATGGAATCAAAGACATCTACAATAAGAAACTTAAAGCCATTTACAAAGCAAGTATCGTTGTAACTCAGTCAATGTTCGCAGCTCTTGATAAAGTAAAAGACAAAGAAGGGCGTTACATGCTTCAACCTGATGTTACTTCACCTACTGGCTACTCTTTCGGTGGGAAAACAATCTATCCAGTAGATGACACAGTATTTGGTAACGAAGGGGCAATGAAATTCTTCATCGGTGATGTTTCTGAATTCCTTAAAGAATTTGACCGTGCACAAGTTTCTGTTAAATGGGTGAACAACGACATCTATGGACAATTACTTGGACTTTTCATTCGCTTGGATGTTAAGAAAGTGGATGAAGCTGCTGGTTTCTTTGGTACTTATACTGACGCAGTCGGGTAAGGAGGTGGCCATTGAGCTATACAGTAATCCGTCCATTTAAGGACTTGAACGATCCTGAACAACATGACTACTCAGTTGGCGATACCTTTCCCCGTGAAGGGCATGAACCGACTGAAACATTCATCAACGGTCTTTTGAATGGGTTGAATAGTGCTGGCTCAATCTTCATCGAGGAAGTGCCAGACGAAAAACCTAAAAAAACAAAAGCTAAACAAGTTGTAGAAGAGCCCGTTGCAGAAGAAGAGGAATAAACATGAATGAATTTCAGCTTTTAGAGTTGCTGAAGCTCAAGTTAGGTATTACAACCAAACTGAGAGACAAGCCACTAGAAAAAATCATTTCAAGTGTCATCACTGAATTGACCGACAATCTCGGTGTTGAGCTTGTCGGTGACCGTGCTGATCATGAAATGTTTATCGTTGACTACGCTGCATATCGCTATGAGGGTGGAGTGGACATGCCACGACACCTTCAATGGCGATTACACAATTTGCAATTATCATCAAAGAAAGAGGTTAAGAATGTGGAACAATGAAATCACACTAACCTCTAGGAAAATCAAAGGTAAGGACAAGCTCAAACAACCAATCTATGAAGATGTTGAAGTGACAATTTTGTGTCGCAAAAAGAAAGTTACTCGCTCTGAATTTTATCAAGCCAATCAAGCAGGATTAAGGCCGAGCTTGGTTGTTGAAGTTCACAATTTTGAATACGATAACCAAGAAAATGCCGTTTTTGAAGGCAAGAAATATCGTGTCTTAAAAACCTATCCAATTGATTCTGAAATTTTGGAATTGACTTTGTCGGAGAAATTAGAATGAGCCAAGATATAGCCAGTCAAATTGCTAAAGCATTAGCAGAGTATTCCACAGAAGTTGAAGAAGAAGTGGATAAGATAGCAGAAGAAACAGCAGAAGAGACCGTCCAAGAATTGAAAGTGACAAGTCCAAAGCGCTACGGGAAGTATGCCAAAACGTGGAAGAAAAAGAGAATGGGGAAAGGTAATTTTGTAGTGCATAACACAAATTACCGCCTCCCTCATTTGCTTGAATTTGGACATATCAAAAGGAACGGGGGACGGGTTTCCGGCATTGCACACATCAAGCCGGCAGAAGATCACGCTATTGAGAATTTTGAAAAGAAATTGAAGGAGATTGGCCAATGAAACTTTCAGAGTTTGCTGATATTTTAGAGAAATCAGCCTTACCTGTAACTTACCGAGTATATCAAGAGGGGAATGTCCCTGATATGCCTTATCTGATTTACTACGAATCTAGTCCAGCAATCAATGCAGCCGACAACACAATCAATCATGAGATTAAGAGCGTGACAGTCGAGCTTGCATTTGAGCGCAAGGATGAAGATTTGGAAGAGCAACTAGAAGAGCTGTGGAAATCCCACGAGCTCTTTTTTGAAGCTCAAGAAGAAACATTTATCGAGACTGAAAGGTTATATGTCAAGCCTTACACAGTCTATCTATATTAAGGAGGAATGACATGCCCGAAAACAAAGTAACGTTTGGTTTAAAAAATGTTCACATTGCACCCGTAAAAACTATTGGTGCAGATGGAGTGATTACTTACGATGAAGTATTCCGTTTCCCTGGAGCAATGGACTTGACTCTGGATCCAAAAGGTGATTCTGGAGCAGTTAAAGCAGATGATATCGACTATCATTTCATCAATTCAAATGAAGGATATGACGGAAAACTCAAAGTACCTCATATCATCGAAGCATTTGCGACTAAGATTTTGGGAGAAATCAAAGACTCTCAAACTGGTGTCATGACTGAAAAAGGAGATGCAGAACCAACAGCATTCGCTATTATGTTTGAATTCTCTGGTGATAAGAATAAGACTCGTCACGTTCTTTACTACTGCTCAGCAAGTCGTCCATCAAACGGATCATCAACTAAAAACGGTACAAACGTGAACGAACGTGAGCTATCTTTTAAAGCTAGTCCTCGTCCACTTGACTCAGTTATCAAGCGTTCAATCACTTCAGCTGATAACAACGAAGTCTACAACAAATGGTTCGAAAAAGTTTATGAACCTAATGCCGTAGGTTAAGGAGAAATAAATGCGCAAAATCATTATAGTTGGCGAGAAAGAGTATGAGTTAGGAACAAGCGCTTATACTCCAATCGCTTACAAGCAACAATTCGGTAAGGATTATTTTCAAGATTTATTCTCAATGTTGCAAAATCAATCCCTTATGTCTGAATTAAACAAACTTAATTCTGGCGAAAAAGAATCAAATGAAGTTGATATTTCAATCTTGTCAGACTTTGACATGACATTCTTTAACCGTCTGTTTTGGACCTTTGCTAAAACTGCAAATCCTCACATCAAACCTTACGAACAATTCTTCATGGAAATGGAAAGTTTCCCGATCCAGGAAGTCGGACCTGAGTTGATGGAAATGCTAAATGCAAGTATGTCAACAAAAAAGTCCCAGACCAGTCAGAAACAGCTAGCGAAGAAATCTTCACAGTAGAATCTTATCTATCCTGTTGCAAAGAAACAGGGTTGTCTATTGATGATTTGAAGAATATTTCAATCGGAATGGCTTTAGATTATCAAACAGATTATGTGAATTTACGAAGCGAAAGTAAGAAAGGTGAGCGAAAAGCCAACCAAGCTGATTTTGACAATTTTTAAAATAAAAGGAGTGCTGAGAGAGCGATTCTGAGGTCAAGTTCCTTGACCTGACTGCATTATCAGTCATAGAAGTTCTCTCAGCGCTTTTTATTTTTTAGAGAAAGGAGGAAATATGGCAGGAAATATTAAAGGCATCAAGATTGAAATTGATGGAGACACGCAACCCTTACAAAAGGCACTCAAGAATGTCAATAAAGCTGCAACAGATGCAACACAAGAATTAAGACAGATTGACAAAGCCTTAAAATTCGATACAGGGAATGTCACTCTATTGACTCAAAAGCAAGAGCTTTTACAAAAACAAGTTTCTACAACTAAAGAAAAACTAGAGACTCTAAGACAAGCACAATCTCAGGTCGAGCAACAATTCAAGAGTGGGAACATCGGTGCTGATCAGTATCGAGCATTTCAACGTGAAGTTGAAACTACTAAGAATGTCCTAAAAGGCTACGAAGGAAAACTTGCTAATGTTAACCAAGCACTAGCAGAAAATGGCAATGCCACTCAAAGCAATAAGAGTCAGCTCCAGAACTTACAAAAAGAACAAAATCGCCTTGCTAGCGAGTCTGAAAAAGTTGTAAGTTCATTTAAACTACAAGAAAGCCAGTTAGGGGCCAATGCTAGTGAGTCCGAAAAACTAGCTCTGGCACAGAAAAAGGTCGGTGCACAATCCTCTATCGTTGCTAAACAGATTGAAAATCTTGAAAAGCAGTTAGAATTAACTAAGCAAGAGTATGGAGAGAATTCAGTTGAAGCTAACAAAATGGAAGCACAACTGAACCAAGCTAAAACAGCGTATTCAGATCTTTCTCAAGAAATGAAGAATTTGGGTAGCGCTGGCAAACAAGCAGCTGGGAACCTGGCTGAAACGAATAACCTCCTAAAAGCTGAACTACTTAATCAATTTTCAGAAAAACTATCCGACATTAGTCAGAAGCTTGTGGATTTTGGGAAAAGTGCATTAGAAGCCTTCAGACAAGTTGACGAAGGCATGGACACTATCGTCACTAAAACTGGTGCGACTGGCGATAGCTTGAAAGAAATGCAAGATATCGCTTCAAATATTGCAACAGAAATAATTCCAACTGATTTCAGTAAAGCAGGTGAAGCGGTCGGAGAGGTCAACACTCAGTTTGGATTGACCGGTGATGCCCTTAAAGATGTATCTGTGGAGATGCTTAAATTTGCTGAAATCAACGGCACAGACATTACCAATTCAACGATTTCAGCAAGTAAAGCCTTAGAAGCCTATGAGTTATCAACCAGTGATTTAGGGAAAGTTCTAGACTCTACGACTTACACAGCTCAATCAACTGGTGTGTCAGTTGATGATTTGATGAAAAAAGCTATTGAAGGCGCACCACAAATTAAAATGCTAGGCCTTTCATTTGAAGAAGGTGTGGCATTGCTCGGACAATTTGAAACGAGTGGTGTTGATGCTTCAAGTGCTTTATCAGGCTTAACGAAGGCAGCAGGCTCCTACGCTAAACAAGGTAAGACTTTGAAAGAAGGCCTTGTCGAAACAATCGATAAGATAAAGAATACGACTAGCGAAACCGAAGCAATGGGGCTCGCTATGGAAATATTCGGAGCTAAGAAAGCACCTCAAATGATTGATGCAATCAAGCGCGGTTCTTTTGATTTTCAGAGTTTCGCAGAATCTGCTGAATATTCAGTAGGAGCAGTTTCTAAGACATTTGAAGCTACTCAGGATCCAATTGATGAATTTAAGAAAGCACAAAACTCAGTCACTCTAGCCATGTCCGAATTAGGTGCGACAATTGCCGAAGTTCTAGCACCTGTATTTGTAGTACTTGGGAAAATGGTCAAAGATATGGCAGAGTGGTTCAGTGGTTTACCTGGACCAGTTAAAGAATTCATCGTGATTTTGGGAGGAGTAGTCACAGTTGCTGGGATTCTAGTCCCGATATTCTTAACCTTGCAAGCAGCAGCAGTCGCGCTTGGAACATCAATTGGAGCAATGATTGCAGCAGCTGCACCTATTATTGGTATCGCTGCTTTAATTGTTGCCGCTATTGCAGCGGTCGTAATTGGTATCAAGTATCTCTGGGACACGAACGAGGGGTTCAGAGATGCAGTAATGACCGTCTGGAATGCTATCATGGAAGTCATCAACAGGGTTGTTAGTGAAGTTTCAAATTTCATCATGAGTATGTTTGGAGTGGTTGTCAATTGGTGGACTGAAAACCAAGAGCTTATCCGAGCAAGTGCAGAAACAGTCTGGAATGCTATCCAAACCGTAATTGATGCAGTCATGACTTTCTTAGGTCCATTAATCGAGGGAGCATGGGCGAATATCCAACTGGTCATCACGACCGCTTGGGAAGTCATCAAGACAGTAGTTGAAACTGCAATCAATGTTGTTTTAGGCATCATCAAAGCAGTCATGCAAATCATCACAGGTGACTGGTCAGGAGCATGGGAAACAATCAAGGGAGTGTTCTCAACTGTATGGAATGCTATCCAAAGCATTTCTCAAACAGTCATGGGTGCACTTCAATCATATATTTCAAATACCCTTAACGCTATTTCAGGAGCAGTTTCGAGTATTTGGAATGGGATTAAAGCAACCGTAGAATTTGTACTCACTAGCATTTACAACAACGTAACAAATACATGGGATGGTATCAAGAATGCGATTGGTAGTGCCATCAATGGTGCAAAAGACCTTGTAAGCTCTGCAATCAGTGCTATCAAAGGACTATTTAATTTCAGCATTAGTTGGCCACATATTCCACTACCTCACTTTTCAGTAAGTGGTTCAGCAAATCCGCTCGATTGGCTAAAAGGTCAAATACCTAGAATTGGTATCGAGTGGTATGCTAAAGGCGGTATCATGACGAAACCGACCTTATTTGGTATGAACGGAAATAATATGATGGTTGGTGGCGAAGCTGGAAATGAAGCGGTATTGCCACTTAATGAAAGAACACTTGGCGCGATTGGTCGAGGTATTGCTCAAACGATGGGTGAAAATCCAACAAACATCAACATCACAATAACTGGTAATGTTGTCAGAGAAGAAGCAGACATCGCTAGAATTGCTGATCAGGTCGCTCAACGAATAGCTGATGAATTGCAACGTAAGACACAATTGAGAGGAGGTATGGCATGATAAAACACAATGAATTGATTATTGACGGTGTAAGAACATCGTCTTTTCCTTTTAAGGTCATCGTCCACGATCCTCCTTCAATTGCTTTAGGAGAAAGTAAGACGGAACTCTTAGAGCATGGTGGCATTAGCGGAGCGATTGTTCAGACCAACAAACATCGTAAATTAGTTCAAAAATCTTATACGATTTATCTAGTTAAACCAACTGAAGAACAGATGAATCAGTTCATGAGCCTTTTTATTCGTGAAAAATTTTGGTTAGAAAGCGAGCGAGTCAAAACAACTCGTCTTTGGTGTTATAAGGCCAATGCTAGTGACCTTGAAGAAACACAACCTGGTTTGTATATGACGAAAGTAACATTCACTTGCCACCCTACAAAATATTTCAAAACCACTGACACACAAAGATTGACAGGAAACGGAGTTCTAACTACTCAAGGTTCTGCTCTTGCCTTCCCTAAAATCACAATTGTTGGGCAGAGTGCTACTGAGACTTCATTTACAATCGCTGGTCAGGTTATTCGTCTTGAAAAGCTCTCAGAATCGCTTGTGATGGTCAACAATCCAGATGATCCAAGCTTTAAGACCACGACAGGAAAATCAGTTAAATGGTCAGGAGATTTTATTACTGTTGATCCATCAAAACTGAAAAATGTCGGTGTCGTTCTAGGACCTGGCATTCAATCGCTTGAAATCGAGACGGTTTGGGGGTGGGCATAATTGCTTTATTTACTTGACAAAGATGTAAGAACCGTGCGCTGGAACGGAGAGCCACTTCATGAAGCAACTTCAGCGATTGTTAAAGAGACCATTAATGGCGATTTCACCTTAACTGTGAAATACCCTATTTCTGACTCAGAAATTTATCAACTCATTCAAGAAGATATGTTGATAAAAGCACCAACTCCTGTTCTCGGTGCTCAGCTTTTCCGCATCAAAACACCTGTCGAACACAATGACTACTTAGAAATAACAGCCTATCACATCTCAGACGATATAATGCAACGGTCTATAACACCATTAAGCGTGAGTAGTCAGAGCTGTGATATGGCTCTTTCTCGCATGGTTCAAAATACAAAAACAGCTTTGGGAGATTTTTCTTTCAATAGCGATATCCAGGAACGTAGAACCTTCAACACGACCGAAACAGAAACTCTTTACTCTGTATTGCTCGATGGAAAGCATAGTATCGTTGGAACGTGGGAAGGTGAGCTAGTTCGTGATAACTTTGCAATGACTGTCAAAAAAAATCGTGGTGAGAATCGTGGTGTTGTTATTACAACACACAAGAATCTGAAGGATTATCAACGTACAAGGAATAGTCAGAATGTTGTCACAAGAATCCATGCTAAATCAACTTTTAAACCTGAAGGCGCAGAAACAGAAACGACTCTCAAGGTTACGGTTGATAGCCCTCTTATTAACTCATATCCTTACATAAATGAGAAAGAATATGAGAACAACAACGCAAAGACCGTTGAAGAGTTAAAGAAGTGGGCACAAGCTAAATTTACGAATCAAGGCATTGACAAAGTTTCTGATGCTATCAAAATTGAAGCCTATGAACTTGATGGACAAGTTGTTCACATGGGTGATACGGTCAATATCAAGAGCCGAAAACACAATGTCGATGCATTCAAGAAAGCTATTGCTTATGAATTTGATGCCTTGAAAGAAGAGTACATCTCTCTGACTTTCGATGATAAGGCGGGAACTGGCGGTTCTAGATCTTCTGGCGGTCTATCTAACGCAGCTGATGCAATCATTGGTGTGACAGAATCAGCTCAAGAAATCGCCCTTGAAAAGGCTCTTCAAAATGCTGACTTAGCCTTTGATCATCAAGCTGGATTGTTGAGACAGGAAATTTTGGACGGTGTCGAACTCGCAAAGGCTAAGGCTGAAGAGAACAAGAAGGCTCTATCAGACGAAATAGACAGACGATTTCACGAGTTTAGTCCAGAAGGATTCGACGAAGCAAAGAAAAAAGCAGAAGAGGCACTTGCCAAAGTAAGAGCAGGATATGAACTAGCAGATGAAGCAAAGCATATCGCTAGTGAAAATCAAATCACATTTGCTTCAATGGCTGCTAGAGTTAACAGGCAAGAAGACAAACTTACTGAATACAAGCAAGACACAGAAGGAAGATTCGCTAACATTGTTAGCCAAATTGCTGGTAAGGCCGATCAAACAGACTTCCAACGAGTCAAAGAAACAGCTCAACTCTATGAACGAACTTTTGGTAGTTCAGAGAGTGATATTTCTAGAAATGCTTCACGTTTAGTAATGAACGACCCAAAATTCCAAACAGAAGTCGGTAAGTATGTTACAGATGATAACAACTTGATTGTCAATTCTATGACTATGGAAACTAATACGCTTGTAGGGAACAACAACCCAAACGCAAGCGTATCAGTTAGTGATGGTATTTTTACAATCAAGGCACAAGGTCTTACAGGCTATAACTGGTCTGGTTTTTCACTACCTATTTATGTCAAAAAAATCTATCATGGCGAAACATACACGCTCGGTTTTAAGTACCGCATTATAGAATATCCAGATAGTAGTTTTGCGTTTAATATCAAAAACCACAGTCTGAACAATACTTTGTTAGCTTCTGATATCGGTAAGGATAGACCACCTTTGAACGAGTGGCAAGAGTTCCAAAAAACATTCACAGTTCAAGAAGATTTTGCTTTTGGTGAAGATAAAAACTATCCATTTTATATTTACCTTGCTAAAAATGGTTGGATTGAGTTCAAAGAGCCTATCTTGGTTCGTGGTTCAAATACTGGACCGTACAAACCAAGCCAATTTGACGATGCGTACAAGATGACCGAAGCAACACAGGCACAAGTCACACAAAAGTTAGCTGAATACAAAGAAACCTCAGATGGTCGTTTTGCTACGATTTCTACTCAAATAAGTGGCAAAGCTGACAAGAGCGATTTTCAACGTGTAAAAGAGACAAGTCAACTATATGAGAGGATTTTAGGTACGACTGAGCAAGGTGTGACAGATAACGCTTCAAGGCTTGTTATGTCTAGTCAAATCTTTCAGACAGAAGTCAAAAAAATCACTGAAAGTAGTTATAATCTTGTGTTTGACCCCACTAATTTCAGCAAGTGGACTAAAAAACAACCAGAAGCGAATGTCATTGAGGTTCAAGCTGGCACTAAGTTGCTACGGATTACAAATACTGGTAAGACTCAAGCAGTCTATCACGGATTCGCATTACCTCTTACTACCTCTAGTTTTAGACAGGGTGAGAAACTCAGCTATCGTATGGAAGTCTGGGTTGATGTATTACCAGATGCCCCTCTTGGTATCGAATTGTGGGCCTCTGACGGTGGACTTGCATCTGATAGCGTTACCTTTACAAAAACTGGCACGCAAATCATCACAGGAACAATGACAGTCAGTAAATCATCGACTAAAGGAAGAGAATTCCCTCTAGAAATTTGGTTGTTGAAGAACGGACAAGTAGCAATTGGCAAAGTATCTTTGATACGTGGTGAAACACCTCCACAAGACTTCAAAGATGATACATCGGCACAAGACCTTGTAACTCAAACAAAGGTGTCACAACTCTTTGATTCGTACGCTATCCAAACATTAACAAACGCTGGAGCAATCGCTTCACAAATCAATCTGAATAGCAATAATATTCTGATTGAAGCTGCTAAAATCCGACTCAAGGGTAGAACTCTACTAGATGAAATCACAGCGATAGACGGTTATTTCAAACGCTTGTTCGTTGGCGAAGGTACGTTCGCAACTCTTAACACAGATATTCTGAGAGCCAACTCTATCTCAGCAGACAAGCTGATATTTGATACTGCTCTAGCAAAGAAACTTGTAGCTAGTGATGTATTTACAGATACTTTAGCTGCTAAAACTGCCTTTATTAACAAATTAAGGTCAGTAGTAGTCTCAGCAACCTTGCTCGAAGGGTATAAAGGTAAAATCGGAGGGTTCCAAATCGGTACTCACGATAAGGACGCAACGACCTTCTGGTTAACTGGATCTAACAGCTTTAGAGTCGGGATGTCAGACGGTGGTTGGAAAGTGAATCAAACTTGTCTTTGGGTGAACTGGGGGAATGACTGGGGTAAACCAGGAGACAACGCATGGTATGTTACGAACTCTGGCGATATGTATTGTAGAAGCACAGCAAACTTTTATAAAAAAGTCGACTTCTCAGCTATTAGTTCTGTAAATTTTTACGGAAGAAACACGTTTTACTCAGACCTTCACATGACCAATAAGGAGATTCTTGGTGATGGCGGAAATCCTAAAGGTGGTAAAAATGCAGTTGTTTGGTGGAACCAGGTCGGAAGCGGAAGCGTCAAATATTGGAGCGATAAGGCATCAGATAGACGCTTGAAAGAAAACATAGCACCAACAACCATCAATGCGCTTGATGCTATCAACAAACTTGATATGGTTGAGTTTGACTTCATCAAAGACAAAAAACATGAGGAAGTCGGACTTATCGCTCAAGAAGTAGAGCAAGTCATTCCACAAGCGATTTCAAGAAATCCAGAGAATGAAGATGATTTCTTGCACATCGACTATACCGCATTCGTACCTTATCTCATTAAGGCTATTCAAGAATTAAATCAAAAAGTTGAAAGGTTAGAACAAACAACATGAACGAACAAATCAGTCGTCTAGTAGTAAATTCTCTATCAGAGAAATTAAGTCAAGAAGCTACTAAATCAGCAACATTTGAAGCTCTATACACAAATACGGCTTTAGAGCTCGAACAAATCAATAAAATCATCGAATCAGATGAAGAACTTAAAGCTAAATTTGAACAAGTGAAAGGACAAATGGCAAATGGCAATTAACAACTACACACTAGCTACTAAACCTTATATTCGTGGCTTTGGAGACAAAATCACAACAGTTGTAGAAATTCGTTTACAAGATGGCAACCGTTACAGCACCAATCAACGTGAGCTTGTGGGAGACCGTACACAAGACCAAGATGATGTGCTTATTCAAGCGGTATTGGATATTGTTAAAGCTGAGCTAGATCCAGGCTCTGCAGTTGTAAAAACTCAACAAGAATTGGTTGAAACAAAAACAAAACAAGATGAATTATCTAAACTTGTTAAACAACAACAAGAAACATCTACTACTCTTAACAAAGCGATTCGAATTCTTTCCTTGATTGTAGCTAAAATTGGGATTCCAGTTGGCGCTGCTTACAAAGAGCTCGCTTCATTTATGCCACCTTTGGTGAGTGGACAAACTTTTTTTGAAAATGACTTACTATTTTTAGAAGACCCTAATCATGTTGAAGCAAACGGTGAAGGTAAGTATGTGTTCGTATATATCAAGCGTGAGTTTGAGTATAACGGTCAAACAGTTGAACAGCTTAAAGGTCAACCAACAACAGACGGTCTTGTCGAAGTCTTAGAATGGACTGCACCACGAAGTGATGTAGACCATATCTAAGGAGGTGTTTATGCAAGATTTAGCATTTCACGAACTAATAGAGCACCTCAAAAATTTATCTTACAGTCCATACATCCACTTTTTCTTTTGGTTGATGGTACTGGATATTGTGACAGGTTACATCAAAGCATTTAAGACTAAGCGATTTGATAGCAAAATTGGAACAATGGGATTGATTCGACACTTCATTGTTTTCGCAGTCATCCTACTTGTAGCTATGTATGCCCGTTCGCTTGGTTTCCGTAGCTTTGGGATTGCTTGGACTATGTTCTTTGCTTTCAATTATTTATTCTCAGTGATTGAAAATTGGGAGATGATTGGACTGGCATTCCCTGAGTCCCTAAAACCTTACATTAATCAAATTAAGAAAGACAACGCTCGTAAGATTGGTCAATTACTTGTAAATATAGACCAAAAAGACAAAGTAGAAGTTGAAATAGAGGAGAAAGACGATGCAACAAATCAATGAAATTTTAATTAATGGTGCTATCAGCATCCTTGTTATTCTGGTAGGTATCACGGTTAAAGCTGTCAAAGAATACCTAGTTCAAAAAGGCGGAGAAAAGACAATCAAGATTGTTGAAATCCTTGCTAAGAATGCAGTCAATGCAGTTGAGCAAGTATCTGCTGAAACTGGATATAAAGGTGAAGAAAAGCTGGAACAGGCACGTATTAAGATTCGTGCTGAGCTTAACAAGTACAATATCCACATGACCGACAGCGACCTCGATACTTTTGTTGAGTCAGCAGTCAAGCAGATGAATGATGCTTGGATGAACCAATAATATTTGAGAACCCTTTTGGGTTCTCTTTCTTTTTGAAGAAAGGAGGTAGCGCTTGAAAAAGGTTATTGAAAAGAAATTAACTATTTCACCCAATAATAGAGATGTAGATAGGCTCTATCAAGAATTTTACAGCAAAGATAAAGGCGTCGCTGAATTCAAGTTTACACTCGATAATTTGACTGCTACTAAGGTTATCTGCTTATTCTATTTTAAAACTACTAAGCGATACCAGGAAGTTGAAGCAACAATCGAAGGTAATTCATTCACGGTTCAGTTTGATACATCATTGATCACGACTGATGAGTCTATTATTGGTTATATCTACTTCGAGAAAGTAGAACAGTCAGCAGATGTGTATAGCTTTATGTTTAGTGTCCATGTAAGCGAGATTGACAAAGCAGTTAAAACACCACTCATTGAACGTGAAACAGGGCGAATTGTTAACGTCAAGGATGTTGTTACCAAGCAAGAATTGGACGAACTATTCGCAAAAATCAAAGAGCAAGGTGGCACTTATGACGATAGCAATATTCGTACTGAAATCAGCCATATTTCAGCCGATATTGAAGCGTTAAAGACAAAAACGGATAAAGATACCGTTTATGATGACAAACCAGTCTTGAAGCGTTTAGAGGTCTTAGAAAACAAGCCTGTCATTGATACAAGTAACTTTGCTACCAAGGACGAATTGCGCAATATCTCTCTAACCCCTGGACCTAAAGGGGACAAGGGAGAAACTGGTGAACGTGGTCCACAAGGGGAACGAGGTGCAGACGGTTTACAAGGGCCACAAGGATTGCAAGGTATTCAAGGCGAACGAGGTCAAGATGGACAAGCTGGATCTCGTGGAGAACGAGGTGAACAAGGACCTGCTGGCTTACCTGGACCCGCTGGACCTCAAGGACCTATCGGACTTACAGGACCTAAAGGTGAAAATGGTCGTGACGGCGTGGGTATTCCGCAAAAGTTGACTTTATCAGGGAACACGCTCATTTTGTCTGACGGTGGTGGTAGTGTTGTACTTCCTGCTTCAACAAGTAGCAATACTGGACAAGTAAATGAATACGAAATCCACGGCACAGGTATGCCTAATGGCAAGGTTGTAGCACCAGTCGGTACAACCTATGTTGATACCGCTGTGACTAATGGCGCTCTTAAATGGATAAAAAGAAGCGGGACAAACAATCAGGGATGGGAAGTGCTGACTGGCGATACTGGTTGGAGAACTTTAAACATTAAATCTAAACTCGGAAACTCATTCTTGAAAGTTAGACGAAAAAATGATTTAGTTACTTACCAATTTGGCGGTCTTTCGTGGGGTTGGTTCGGTGTTGTTCGCAGAGGTGGCGTAGGATACGAGGCACAAGGTAGTGACAAAGAACGAAATTGCTATATTTTAGGATTGAGTGGAGTCCCTTTAGGTTTCAGGTCTGAGTCTAGTTTGATTGGCAGCATTTACAATGACAAGGGCACACCTTACGGGACTTGGTATCTCGGAGGTTACGGAGACAGCAACATGTTGCGTTTTCAATTTACAGACCCAGTACCAACAGACCGAGATATTGGAGATATCCGAGTAAGCTCAATCTCTTACTTGACTAGTGAGCCTTGGCCTGGCGTTTTACCATAAGAAAGGAAAA